GCGAAGGCCTGGACATGCCCGAGGTGTCGCTGGTGGCGATCCTCGATGCCGACAAGGAAGGCTTCCTGCGTTCAACCGGTTCCCTGATCCAGACCATCGGTCGCGCCGCGCGCAACCTGCGTGGCAAGGCGATCCTGTATGCGGACAAGATGACCCGCTCGATGCAGGCGGCGATCGACGAAACCGACCGCCGTCGCGCCAAGCAGGTCGAGTACAACACCGCGCACGGCATCGTGCCCAAGTCGGTGCTGCGCCCGATCACCGATGTGCTGGAAGGTGCGCGCTCGGACGCGGCCGAGAAGGAAGCGCGTGGCAAAGGGAAGGGCAAGGGCGGTCGTGTCGCGGAGGAGGCGGTGGATTACCGCACCCTCGAACCGGCCCAGATCGCCAAGCGCCTGCAGGCGCTGGAGCAGAAGATGTACCAGCACGCCCGCGACCTGGAGTTCGAGGATGCCGCGCGCGTGCGTGACCAGATCCGCCAGCTGAAGGAGGCCAGCCTGGGCTGAACAACACGTTGTGAAATACCTTCACAAAAGTGTTGCTCTTCACGCGGGGTGTCCGTAATATACGCGGCCTGCACCGACGCAATTGCAACGGGGCAGCGAGAAAACGGGCGGTTAGCTCAGCGGTAGAGCACTACCTTGACATGGTAGGGGTCACAGGTTCGAACCCTGTACCGCCCACCACTCTCAAGCCAGATACCTCAAGGCTTGGAGTGGAAAGAGTAGATTCAAGGGTCACGCAAGGTGACCCCACAGTGACCCCAAGCAGGGCACGCAGTCTTGGAACATCCTTCCCCAGATCTTCAATAATTTCGTTCAGCGCCTGCCGAACCGGACCCATGTATGCCGGGTCGAACTTCGCGTAGGTGTCCGTCGTGCCGCCGGCATGGTGGCCAAGCAGCCCCGACACGTCCCAGGCCGGCACGCCGCGCTGACGCAGCCACGTGGCCAGGGTGTGGCGAACCGTCTTCGGCACGAACCAGGCGGGCAACAGGGCGCGTTTGCGGAGCTTCCGCCACGTGGTCTTGATCGACTTGATGTGGGCGCCGTGCCAGTGCACCAGGTGCGCCTCAGGCTTGGCCGTCTTCAGGTACGCCGCCAGCGCCGGGAGCAGCGGCACCGTCGGGCGGTACTTCTTGGTCTGGCGGCGGCCCGCCGGGTTCAGGTGCACCAGCCCGACGTCCGCGTCGATCTGGAAGCGCTGCAGGTCGCGCGCTGCATCACCGCGGCACGCCGTGCACAGCCGCACCAGGAAGTACGCCCAGATGTGCTCCGGCATTTCCGCGTTGAGCAGGCGCACGATCTGGTCTCGGGTCGCATAGTGCGGGTAGGCCTCGCCGATGGGCGGCAGCTCCACGAACGGGACTTGCGTGATTTCGCCGCGCTTCCATGCCCGGTTCATGGCGGACTTGCCGACCCCCAGCATTCGTCGCACGTAGCCGTCGGTGTACTCACGTTCCGCCAGCCACTTCATGAACTCTTCCTGGCGCGGGATGGTGACCTCAGCCACGGTTGCCCTTGGCCCGAAGAACTCGTTCCAGAGGTCGACGCCCCGGCTGGCGCTGTCCTTACTGGCCAGGCTGTCGCCGTGCTGGTGCATGTACCGGGTCAGGACGGTGCTCAGCAGCACGTCAGACGGTGCCTGGTCCTTCATGGCCGCGTTCTCAACGAACCACTGCGCCAGGGCTACCTTGGCTTCATCAAAATCTCTTGTGCCAAGCGAAGCGCGCTGCTTGCATCCAGTGGCGTCGCGCCACGCCCTCTGCCAGACGGTTGAGCCTTTGCGCTGCTCGATCCAGTAGTCGCCGAGGCGGAAGCGGGTTGACACGTTTGCTGCTCCAGGTAGTTCAGTAGATGTTGTTCGGTGTACTTCGCGCCCCGGCCGATACGGGTGAACCCGATCTGGCCGGCGGCGCGGCGGCGGCGCAGGGTCACCTCGGCGACGCCAAGGTACTCGGCTGCCGCTGCCTCGGTGAAGAGCTCAGGCAGGCGTTCAGCGGCGCCCATGGGCACCTCCAGCCGCGCGCTGCCGGGGCGGGGCGGGCGCGGCCAGACCGAAGTCGAGCTGCACCACGTTGTCGGACGCGGGCGGTGCAATCTCAGGGAGGGCCTTGCGCGGTGCCCGGGCCGGGCGGTTGATGCGGCGCCACTCGGCCAGTGCCAGGGCGGGCTCCGCGTGCTTGCTGCTGGCGCGGCAGCGGCATTCGACGAAGTGTCCGCCGCCGGCGGCGAGGCCGCGCTGATCGTGGATGTGGCGCGCGCTGTGCCCGTCGGCGCACGTGGGCAGGCCCTCGGGGTGGCTGATGTGTCGCTGGGTCATTTTTCACCTGCGTCGTTAGAGAGGGGGTCGACGCGTAGCGCGACCAAAGCTGTCTGGGCGGGCTAGCTGGGGGCGGCGTATGTGGTTACCCTCAAGCCAGCCCATCCGTTGGAGATTGCGATGAAGGATCGAGAAGGCACGTTCACCCTCGTGGCGGTGGTTGGCCAGAACATCGAGAAGCCCAACCTGTGGCATGCGGCGGGATACGTGCACGCGGAAGGCGAAGTTCGATACCTGGAGTCGGTGCGAGCCGGTACAGATTTCGAGACGAGACAAGCCGCGGTTCACGGTGGGATTGAGGGAGCCCGGCAGATCGCGCGCAGACTTGACCCTGACGATTCGTGGGCAAAAAGGGACAGGGACGGACGCCTTTAAAGCAGTCATGCGAACAGCTCCCTTTGCTTTGACACGGCCGTTAGCGGTGGTTGACCCGGTGCCGCCGCGCGCCGACGGGCGGACTGCGCACTGTTAAGGAAGCACCAGTACCCGTGACCGTTTCCGATTCGGCGCACGCGCGCGTCGTTGATGAGGGCGCGCGCTGTGTGCTGAGCCTGCGCGATCGGCTCCATCACGCTGCCTCCGCCAGCGGCAGTGCCACCGGGTCCAGATTGGCCTCGGCCAAGGCGCGCAGCGGTGGCGGGCTTACGCTGTTGCCGACCATGCGCACCGCGGCGCTGGTGGTGAGTGGCGTGCCGTTGGCGGTGCGATCGATGATGTAGCCCAGCGGGAAGCCCTGCGCCCGGTAGAGCTCGTGCGGCTTGAGCATGCGCAGGCCGATATCCACGATGACGTAGGGCGTGCCCTTGATCACAACCGTGACCAGCGCCAGCCGGTCCTTCGTGGTGATGGTGTCAGCGGGTTCGGTCAGGCTTGGCACATTCGCGCCGGTGCCGTAGTACTTCACCAGGAACGCCGCGACGCGCAGTGCGCCTTCTTGATGCTCGGGCGCAAGCTGGGCCAGGTCTGCGGTGACCAGCTGCTGCTGGCTGCCGCTGGAGGTGATCGTGCTGACCGGGTCGCGTGCATCGCGCCCGCCGCCCTCGTAGAACCCACCGTTGGCTTGCTCAAGGAAGGCGGTGGCAAGCGCGTGGTGCTCACCCTGCGCGGCGATGGTAGACAGGGGCTCTTGCGGATCGGCGCCGGACATGTTGTTGCGCAGGGTGACCAGCGTCGCGGCGGACACGCCGAGCGCGTGCGCAGCGCCGGCCGGGCGGGCGGCGCCGGCGCCAGAGGTGATCGTCGGCACCGGAGCGGTGGCCGGCGTGCCGATGCTGTCGCCTCGGAACTTCACCAGGTGGGGCGAGACCAGCGCGGTGTCCGCCTTCGCCGTCATCGTGTAGAGCGGGTCGGCGCCTGAGCGCGGCTCTGACTGGCCCGCCCGGCCCCCGACACCGGCGAGGATGGGGGAGACAACCGAGAAATGGCCGCCCTTCACCCCGGCGCACATCGTGCGCAGCGGCTCGACCGCGTCCATGGTTCGCTGTGTACTGGCGTTGGCATGCTCGGTGATGAAGGGCGCCAGTTCCGGCATGGCCAGCATCAGCTCGCCCCGGTTTGCGGCGGTGATGGTACGCAGCGGATCGTGCACCCCATGCACGCGGTCGGCGCCCTGGTGCGTCACAGGCACGATGAACGGGTCAGCGGCATCGATGACGTGGCGCCTGGTGCCCTTAGCGATGCGCCGCATGGTGGCGTCGGCCAGCGGCCGCTTGCGCCCGAAGATGGACGGGCAGGGCAGGCTGAAGTCCAGGCAGTCGGCGGCGGATACGCGCGGCTTCTGGCCCGGTGCTGTGCCGTGGCTGGCCGCTGGCCAAACGATCGGCTCGCCGTCGCGGCGGCCGAGCAAGAACAGGCGCTCGCGGCTGGTGCCGGCGCCGTAGTCGCTGGCCACCAGCTTGCGCCATTCAACGGCGTAGCCCAGCGCCCGGAGCGCGGCGACGAACTGGCGCCAGGTGCGGCCCTTACGCCGCTTGTCGGGAATCAGTTGCTGGTGCTCGATCGCCACGCGCTCGCCGCGCTCGGCCACGGTCCCGTCCATCTTCAGGACGCGTCCCGTCTTTGCACAGCGCTTGGCCACCAGCGGGCCCCACGTCAGGATTTGCCACACGTTTTCCATCGAGAAGATCCGGGGCGCGGTGTTGGTGCCATTGACCAGATCAGCGCGCAGCAGCATGCCGATCCACTTCAGCACGACCCACGACAGGGCGCGGGTTTTCCGGCTGCGCGGCTGGCCGCCCTTGGCCTGGCTGAAGTGGGTGCAGTCCGGCGAGGCATGGAACCAGCCGATGGGGCGGCCGGCCACGTCGACGCGCGGGTCCGCATGCCAGATGTCCTCGCGGTGGTGGCTGGTCAGCGGGTGGTTCGCTGCATGCATGCCAATGGCGAGCTCGTCGTGGTTGTAGGCCAAAGCCGGATCCTGGCCGAGCGCCTGTTTCAGCGCCTCGCTGGCGCCGCCGCCGCCGGCGAACAGGTCGACCACGATTTCACCGAGGCGCAGGCGGGAGCGCTGCGGCAGGGGGAAGTTGAAGGAGCGGGAGCCGTCAGCCATTTGAATCGTCCTCATCGTCGTCCTGGTCGCCTTCGTCGGCGTCCATGCAGGTGGAGCAGGTTTTTTCGCCGCGGTGCCATTCGCCGCACTCGTTCCAGCAGAAGCCGTTGCCGCAGGTCTTGCAGATACCGGCATCGCTGAGGTCGAGGGGGTCATCGCAGACGCAGCACAGGCCGATCGGCATGTCCTTACCCATTGGTCACCTCGACACGCTTGAACTCGATGACCCACACCCAGGGGTTGCTGTCCCAATCGCCGCCGGTGCCGTCCCACAGGCAATGGAACAGTTGCTGGGGCGTCAGGGTTTCGTCCGCTTCCGGCGCGTGCCGCAGGAAGTCGATTCCCTCGGCCTCAGCGTCGTCTGCTGTGATCGCGTGCAACCGCTCCACGCGTACGGCGGTGATCTCCAGCACCAGGCGGCAGGCTCGGTGTGGCATGCAGATGGAAGACCTCCACGGGGTTTGCTGGAACTGCATCGGCCCTTTCCCGGGCTGTCCGGTCAGGTCGTGGATGATGGTCGTGCGCTTGTTCCAGCGGGTGGTGGAGTCAGCCTCGTAGGCGTAGCCATAGCGCACTTCGCCATAGCCGTTTTTGACTTGGCCACTGGCCACGGGCTTGAAGCGCTCCCGCACCCACAGCCGGTCGCCTGGCTGGCCGAAGGGGCAGCCAGCAGGGATCGGAACGAGTCCGGTTGGTGATGTCTCCCAGTACCCGTGCGGCATCTTCAGCGCACGGCGGGTCTGGGTCTTCTGGCCGCCCAGGATGGCGCGTACCATGGCGCCGTTGAACAGGATGGGGCGCTCACGCATGGTCAGCCTCCGTGGGCAGCTGGGTGCGCAGGTAAGGCTGCGGCTTGCCACTGGCGCGGGTTGCGATCGGGCCTGTGTGGCGGTATTCGCGCAGCGGGTCGGGTACGAACCGGCCGGCCTCCTTACGCTGCACGCTGTACTCGGGGAACGCGTCGGCGGGCAGCAGCTCATGCGCTTCATCCATCAGCGCGACGAACCTTTCCTGCCAGTCGAGCGGCATGGACTGCAGGGTGCGACGCGGCACCACCAGGTAGGCAGCGCGACCAAGCCCGAACGCATTCCAGATCGGCCCATCGGAATACGGGTTCGGCGCGACCTGTTGTTCGCTATCAACCATGGGAAACCCCCGGCGCTGCATCGCGCTGGTCGATCAGACCGCGAAGTGCCCACCGCGCCTTCGCTGCGCACTCCATCACGTAGCCGGGCTGGTCGTCCGGGAGGTCATCCAGTTGGTCCAGTGCGGTCGAGAGTGCGTCGAAGTCAGCACGGGCGACCGTCAGTGAGTCGCCGTCGTCCTCGGTGTCATCGGCGAGGTTCCACGCCGCGTAAGCCACGCTCAGAAGCGACTCGATGACGCGCACGTGGGTGAGGACGATGCCCTTCGCGGGAAGTATTCGCTCGCCGCGCATCGAGAGCATCATGCAGAAGTTGGCCACATCAACCGGATCATCCTTCAGCACGTGCTCGCGCAGCAGATCACTGAGGTATTGCTGACCACACTGGTCCTTGTCCTCCCATCCACCTCGGCCCTTGGCGCGTGCTGCGGCCAGCTTGTCCTTCATGGCGGCTGCAAATGCGTCGACGGCCATGTCATCCGCGTGAACCTGGGCGTCGCCCCTGCCATGGAACACGCTGACGGGACTCGCCAGGGCGATCAGGTCCGCATACGCTCCGACCACGTCGAAGGTGTCTGCGATGAACTCGCCACGCGGCCAACCGGCATCCAGCATTTTCGACGAGGGGTACTGCGGCACAACCGCGTTGTCATCCAGATCCACCAGCGCCCACCCCTCTCGAACTGCGACCAGCGGGATGCTGAAGCTGCTGGAGCTGTGCTCTTCGATGCGGGCTTTCTCGCGCGCTGTGATAGCCCGCTCGCCTCCGTCCCACCACAACGCGACGGCAGGCGGATGGCCACTGCTGGCAGGGAGGTTCACGACTTCACCTCGGTGGCATCCGCCGCTTGGCTGTCAGCCAGCAGTGCCTCCCAGCAGCCCGCGCAGAGCGGCACGCCTTCGCTGTCGTAGTGCTCCACCGGGCCACACTCCGGCTGGCCGGCCTCGCACGTCTGGGCCAGGTCTGCGGCCGTGACGATGTGCACGTGGGTTTTACCGATCTGCCAGAAGGCGGGCTTCTCAACTCGGTCAGCCCAAGCAGCGATCAGGGCCTCTAGCTCGGCCTTCTGCTCCTTGGTCACGTGGCCGAGGTAGTCTTCGGACGGTTCGCCGGCCAGATCGAATGCCTGGCAAGACATGTTGTCGATCACGCTGTCGGCGTCGATCAGCTGGATGGCCTCAACCGGAATGATCTCGCCGATGGAGATCGCAGTTCCCAGTTCAAAGTCGCCGCCGCTGCCCAGCGCCTCCGCTATGGCTTCTTCGATGCTGTTGCACTGATCGTGGTACGTCTCTTCGTCCGTGCTCCAGCTGTACTGCAGGATCTTCGAATCAGAAGGCGCCAGAACTGGCTCGTTGCTGCTGGATTCAATGTCCGAATGCGCCAAGGTTGGCGCGTTGTGCTGTTCGTTGTTCATGCCAGGGTTTCCTTGTCGTACTGGTCGAGTCGTTCGAGCAGGTAGGTGGTCTCGCTCTTCCACTTCGTTGCGTCGTAGTGGTTGATGACCTTGGTGGTGGCGATCTGCTGCAGCGCCTGGAGCGGCTGGCGGAACCAGCTCGGGTCGAAGGGCAGGGCAGCGCGGCTGTCTGGCGTCGGCGTCGGCGGCTCGCAGTTGGGGCCGGCGTAGAACTCGCCGTCTCCGCAGTCCAGGCACGCTCCGTTGCGGAATGAATGCGCCTTGGTGGGCTTCTCGACCTTCGGATGGAGATAGAGCGCGCGCACCTCTAGGCGAAGCCGCCGTGCGTTGAGCACGTCCGAAACGTTCGCTTCTGTCCACTGGCCGGCGCCCACCCTGGCGCGGCATTCATAGCGCACCGGCTTCTGCAGGCCGTACAGCTTGGCCATGAAGGTCTGCGCCCACGCAGCGACCACGGCGGCGGGCACCGGCTCACCGGCGGCGCCAGCGCGGCGCATGGCGCGCACGGCGGCTGCCACGGTCATGGGCTGGGCAGGCGCTGCCGTCATGCGTGCGGCCCCAGCGACCTGATCTGGTCGAGCATTCGATCGAAGTGGGCGGCTTGGTTGCGCTCAATCCACGCGGCGGCCACGGCGACCGCGGCGGCTGCGCCAACAAGGACGCCCAGGAGGAAGGCGACGACGTTCATGCGGCATCGCCTCCGGTGTGGCGGGCGCCGTAGGCGAGGTCACGGGTCATGTCCGCCACAGCCCGTGCAGCGCTCTTGCGGCCGTCCAGCACCTCGCGGCGGGCCAGAGCTGCGGCGCGGGCGACGTGGTGGGGGCGGTAGCCCATGCGCTTCGCCGCGATGGCCACGGCCAGGCCGGCGCCGTTGGCGCGCTGCGCGGTGTTGGTGGGGAACTGGAGGATGACGGCGCTCATGCCGCTTCCTCGACCAGGTCGGCGTTGCCGCGCAGCAGCTGTGCGGAGCGCATGCCCACACGGAGGGCCGGGCCTTTCAGTTCCAGCGCGGCACTGGAGCCCTGCATGGAGAGCGACGACCAGGCGTCGACGGACAGCTCAAGCAGGCGGCGCCCACCCACCGCGATCACCACCGCATCCAGAACGTGATCGGCGGTAGCGGTGACCTGGCCGGAAATCCCCTCCACGCTCGCCGGCGCAGCTGCCGCCAGCAGTCCTTCTCCGAGTTGGTGGGCGTCGGTGGCGTCCATGGAGATCAGTGCGCCGCCGATCTTGACGACGATGGTCTGGCTGTTGGGGCGCGCTTCCACGGTGGCGGAACCGCGCGCTGTGAGGCAGAGGGTGCTCATGGCGTCTCCGTGCCCCGGCCCGGATGGGCGGTTACTGGGGCGACAACGCCAAGATTAGGAGTGGCTAATCATGGTGTCAATAGGAGAGGCTAACTTTCTGTTACTTAGTCTGAATTTTCAGCTGCACGTTCAGCTTGCAATTGATTGCAAAGCTCGATCCAGCGGTGCGATGACGCGTTCCGCTCTAGAATTCGACACCCAGGCCGATGATCCTTTGTGACCGGTTGTGGACGTCAGTGAACTTAGGTGAACTTCTCCGGACCCCTACGGTCACAAATTGGTGTCAACTGGTGATAGCATTTTGTTGCCAGTCCTAAGTCAACTTGGCTGGTCCCATAGAGAAAAGGAGAAGTGGCATGCGCGAAGTGATCGGCGGCCTTTAAGAGATAGCTCAGAACTTTAACCATGCCACCCGCCGCCAGGCGGGTGGTTTCGTTTTCACAGGGGGAAGCTATGGATTGGCTGATTTGTGTTTTGTCCCATGAGGCGTTTCGCGGGCTGGTGATCCTGCTGGGCGTCGTAGTTGCGATTGTTTCTGTGATGACGGCCAGGGCGCTCGCAAGAAAGAAGCAGGCGGCAGATCTTCTTTTTGCCAGTCGGGGTGATGAGCAAATGCAGCGCGGATGCCAGACGGTTCGGAAGCTCCATGTTGAAAAGGGCAAGAATCTTTTCACCATGTTGGACGACGACGAGCATAAAACCGAGTTCAATGACATCCTGTACGTGCTCAATCACTTCGAAACGGTCTCCGTAGGCCTGCGAAATGGCATCTACTGCGAGAACATGATGAAGGATGCGTGGTGCACCATCATGGTCAGCACTTATGATTTCGCAGCGCCGGTCGTGAAGTCTATGCGCACCCGCGACGGCAAAAACACCGCGTTTCAGGAGTATGAGTTGCTGGTAGCGCGCTGGAAGGCTTCGCCGCTGAAGACGCGAACGAAGTGGAAGCAGTGGTGGGAATTCTGGAAGTAGAAAAAAGCCCCGATCAACCGGGGCTTTTTTTTGCTTCCTGTCCCAATTTGGGACACATATCAGAAGCGGCGCAGGCCGGCGTGGATCAGAGCCTTGCCCAGGATGGCCACCTCACCTTCATCGGAGCGGTAGGTCGGGAAATCCGGGTTGATACTCACCACGTAGAGCCCATCGCCACGCCGCTGAAGCATCTTGATCTGCGTCTCGCCGCCGATGTTGATGAGATAGTAGTCGTCGCCGTCGAAGTAGTCGCAGGTCGTATCGATCCAGATGATGTCGCCGTCTTCCAGCTTGGGCCTCATGGAGGGACCGCGTCCGGTGATGATTTGGATACGACCAGGCTGGGGCAGGTAGCCGAGCTTCTTCCGCACTTCCCACTCTGCGACCTCTATGGTGCGCACGACTTCCGGGTAGTCTTGATTCACCAACCCAGCCCCCATTCCCGCACCTCCTTCGAACAAGTCGAAGCGAACATATCCTGCAGGGGTCTCAGTCTCTAAGACTGTTGAGATCTGATAGTCGGCGGGCGGTTCTTCAACGCGGTGTCCATGTCTCGACTCCATCTGACCCTTGCCGGTCGCGAGCCATCCTTCGTCTACAGCCAATGCCTTAGCGGCGGCCAGGAGGTTCTCGCCGCGCAAGAATTTCGCCTTGCCCGTGAACCAACCGTTGACGCTGGGGGCGCTTATGCCGACTCGCCGAGCGAGTTCTGCCTTAGTGAGGTTGGCGCGGGATATCGCGACGGTCAGTCTTTCAGCAAGTGTGGTCATTAGGTAAGGCTAACTATCTTTGAGTTAGGACTGGCTATTGACTGGCGCATTAGCTAGTCCTAACCTAGACCCATGGATAAGCCAACTGACTCAGAGATCATTGACCGATTGGGCGGGACCAGTGAAGTGGCCCGCATCTGCCAAATCAAACCGCCGTCGGTCAGCGAGTGGAGGGCGACTGGCATTCCCTCGGCGCGGCGACAGTACTTGGAGCTTCTGCGGCCCGATGTGTTTGGGCCGGAAGGTTCCAGTGACCGCTCCGTAATTGGTCGTCTTGTCGACAGCCGCATGAGCAAGCGCGCGCTGCGCGCCCGCCTGGGTCTGAGCAGCGACGTCCACTTGGCCAAGGTGCTGAAGCTGCCTGTTGAGCAGGTAGCGGCCTGGCATGAAGAGCAGGGCGTCCCGCCGCTGCCGCAGGTGCTGCAGCTGCTGGGCGTCCAGGAACAGCCGGTCGCCGACGCGGCCCCGAACGATCCCGACGCCGAGCGCGTCATTCAAGTGCAGGTGGCCTGATATGCGCGCGCTGTCCGACAAGTGGAACCTACGGCTGTGGCTGCGGGATTGGCTAAACAGGCCTTCGAACGCGGAACTGCAGGCTCGCGTGGCCGGCGAACGCGCGTCCCGGGAGTTCTTCGAAGCGCTTTCGAAGAGCTCCCAGGCAGCACCGGTCAGCCGTAAATGAGTTCTTTCACCGTTTCGGTGAGCGCGTCTCGTTGCTGCGCGTCCAACGTCGCCGCGCTCAGCCTGCTCAGCTCTGCCTTTGCAGCAGCGATGAACTCGCCGTCGTGATTCAACCGAGTGGCCAGGGCGGTCACCACTACCTTCAGCGCCAGAACGTCCGTGTGCAGTTCCTTCATATCCACCATGTCGCCCTCCTTGCGGGCTGTGTTGTTCGCACTCCCAGCGTAGCGCAAGAAGGGTGACGCCCTCGATCCCTGATTTGAACTCGTCCATGGCGCCCATCGTGCGCCGCCTGGGCCCAGCCCGAAACCTTGAAACAACCGTCTTCCCAAGGTGAACCATGACCTGCCGCACCTCCAACCTCAGCTGGCTCGATGTCCTCTACAACTCCGTGCGCAAGACGCCCGGCGGCGTGGCCGACGCCGCTGCCTACTTGGCCGACCGCCGCGGCAAGACCATGCACCCGGAAACCCTGCGCGCGAAGCTGCGCGGGCTGGAAGGTGAGTCGGTGTCAATCGAGATCGCCGAACTGCTGACCGAGTGGATGCAGGAGAAAGCCGGTGGCAGCGAGTACGCATTGGAGTGGATGCAGGCGCTGGCCGGGCGTTTCGGCATGGCCGTTGACGTCGTGCCCCCGGCGCCTGAAGGCGGGTGGGCCGATGAAGTCGCGGCGGTGCAGCTCAAGCTGCTGGAGATCACCACGCGGGTTGGGCGCCTGACGGGCACCGCGGTGGACGCGATGAAGGACCGCAGGATCGACAGCGATGAAGCGACCTTGATGGTCAGTGAGGCGAGGGCGCTGCGGACCATGGCGCACCGTCTGGAGCGCAATGTCGCGCGCGCTGCGGCAAAGGGGAGCCGGGATGTCGGCTAACTGCCCATTTATTGCCCTCGGTTACGAGAACGAGCGCGGCATTTCTGCGACCAACATTGAGAGCCCGACTACCGAGGCGATGCAATGAACCATCTCGCACGAGCAACCGATATCAGCACCAGCCACGAGGCTGCCGCGCACGTCGTGTCCAGCGGCCTGCAGGCGTGGCAGCAGGACCGGGCGGCTGCCGCAGTGAAGGCTTATCCGGGCCTCACCAGCATGGAGCTGGCCAAGGCGACCGGCCACGACCGCTACATGCTCGCCCGGCGTCTGCCTGAGCTGCTGGAGACTGGTCGCGTGTGGCGCGGACCGAAGAAGCCCTGCTCGGTTAGCAGCCGCAGCGGCTGCACCTGGTGGCCGGTGGCCCCGGGCGACAACCTGCCGCTGGGGCTCTGACATGTCGACCATCATCATGAGCCAGTGCTGGCCCCTGCAGAGCCTGAGCGTCACCCAGAAGGCGGTGCTGATCTCCCTGGCCGACCAAGCCAACGACGACGGCGTCTGCTGGCCGGCCATCGCCACCATTGGTAAGCGTTGCTGCATGTCGCCGCGCGCTGTGCGTACGGCGATGGACCATCTGGAGACCGTCGGGCTGCTGTCCCGCGAGCGCCGGTTCAACAGCAGCAACGTCTACGTCGTTACCCCGAGCAACTTCAACGCTGCCGTGGCCGGCACCAAGGGCAAGCGGAAGGCCGCGAAATCCGGGGATGCACCGGGCGCAGGTGCTGCGCCCCATGCAGGGGGTGCGCCCGGTGCAGTTGGGGGTGCGCCCGACGCAGGGGGTGAGGCAGCGGGCGCAGGTCTGGAGGTGCGCCCCGTGCCGCCTAACCGTCATATAACCCTCATTGAACCGTCAGGTGAACCGCCATTTCCGGCGGGCCTGTCGGCGCCGCCGGCGAAGGTCGATGCGGAAACCGAATTGCAGGCCGCATGCCGTGCAACCTGGGCGGCCTACGCGAAGGCCTATGCCGTCCGCCACGGCGCCACGCCGGTCCGCAACGCGAAGGTCAACGCCAACGTGAAGCAGTTGGTGCAGCGCCTGGGGCACAGCGAGGCGCCGCTGGTGGCTGCGTGGTTCCTGTCGGTGAACGAACGCTTCGTCGTCCAGGGCATGCATGACCTCGGCCAGCTACTACAGCGCTGCGAGGCTTACCGCACGCAGTGGGTGACCGGCCGGCAGGTCACCGAAACGAGCGCCCGGCAGACGGATCAGACCCAATCGAACCTGAGCGCGGCTGACGAAGCGATTGGGCTGCTGCGCGCGGGGAGGGCTGCCAATGCTGTCTGACTTGGAGCAAGAGAACCTGGTAAAGCTCCTGGTGGCGACGGCCGAGGTGATCGGCGACCAGCTGCGTCCGACCACGGCCGTGTTCATGGTGTCCGACCTGGCCAGCTACAGCCTGCCTGTGCTGGAGCGCGCGCTGGCCGCGTGCCGCCGGGAGCTGAAGGGCCGGCTGTCGCTGGCTGCGATTCTGGAGCGCGTCGATGACGGCCATCCGGCGCCCAACGAGGCGTGGGCGATCGCGATCCGCGCTGCTGACGAAGGCGCGACGGTGGTGTGGACCGAGCAGACGCGCGACGCATGGGCCAAGGCGCTGCCACTGGTCCAGGCGGGCGACAAGATCGCCGCCCGGCCAGCGTTCCTTGAGGTGTATGCGCGACTGTTGAAGGAGGCGCGCGCTGCCGGCCAGCTCGCCTCGCACCAGCTGTCGCTCGGTGCCGACGTGTCTGGACGGGACGGCGTCCTCCGCCAGGCCGTGGCCACTGGCCAACTGGCACACGAGCAGGTAGCTGAACATCTGGCACTACCTGCTCCAATCCCGACCTTCAACGCGGTCGCGCTGCTGGCAGGGCGGGTTGAGGCGGCACTTGGCGCCGACGAACGTACGCGCGCCCGGCTTGCCGAGGTGGCCGAACTGCTGGCGGCGCCAGCGGGCAGGGCTGCATGAAGACGGATCAGATGGTCTTCCCGGTGAGGTCAGTAAATGAGCCTGTGCCGGAGGCCGGTTGGTATCTGGCATTTGGCTACGGCATGCGGCCGCTGGTGCTCTACGCGACGCGCGGCCTGACCATCTGGCGCGACGGGATGCGGGCAGTCCCGGTGAAGAGCTACGCCGGCCCGATTCCGGAGGTCCGCTGATGCGATCGCATGGCAGACAGCTGGACATCTTCGACAGCGACCCACGCATGAGGGCGCCCCGCCTGGCCAAGGCCTACCGCGATGCGGCTGATGAGGCATTGAAACAGTTCCAGTTCAGCGCTTCGGTGAGGCAGGAGCGCCACGACTACTACCTCGCCGAGGCGAAACGCATCGAAGCCGAGGTTAGGCAGAACAAGCGAGCTGGAGGCCGCCGTCGCCGTCGCCCCAAGGGAGTGGGCTGATGTGGTCGAAAGCACCACCACCGACCCGCTCAGAGAAAGCGCGGATCGATGTCGCCAAGGAAGGGCCGTGCATGGTCTGCCTGCTGATGTTCATGCGGAACCTACTGCCGCAGCACCTAGTGGTTTACGGCTGCGACTACCACCACTGCAAGTCCGGAAACATCCGCCGCGGCCACTTCTTCGGGTTCGCCATGTGCCAGTGGCACCACGAACGCGTCCCGCAGGAGGGCCGGTCCTTCGAATGGATGAGCCAGACGTACGGCTGGAGCCTGAAGGAGGGCTCCAGAACCTTTCACCAGCTGTACTGCTCCGATGACGAGTTGATAGCCCAACAGACCTACATAAACGAACTGAGGCAGGCCGCATGACCACCCACTCCAATCTGTCCCCGGCCGGCGTTCGGGAATGGCTCAACAAGAACGCAGAGGACCTACCGTGGACCATGCTCGGAATCTGCGAGGGAATCGGCGCTGCACCGGGTAGCGAAAGAGCGCAGGTGTACGACGCTATTCGCTACTGCGTAGAAGTCGGCTTTCTTATCCGCACCGAGACGCGGATCGGCCCCATTTATCAAATGACTGGCCAAGGCATGCCGCGTCCCGTCCTGACTGATGCGGAGCGCAAGCAGCGTAAGCGCGAGCGCGACGCGCGTCGGGTCCGGACGACGCGCCCGGCTGCGGCGCCTATTGCAGCTCGGCCTAGGCTTGCGCGCGCTGCAAGGGTGGCTGTCCAGGCGGCAAACACGCCGGCTCCGACAGTAGTACCAAAGGCGAGGCCGGGTGAGACGGTGGAGCAGTTCCAGGCAAGGGGTGGCGAGGTGCAAATCCTCCCGACGGCGTGGGACAGGGTGGCAGCATGACGGAGCGCGCGCTGGAGCTGGTGCTGCCTTGGCCGCACAAGGACCTCTCCCCTAACGGTCGCCCTAAGTGGCGCGACAAGGCGAAGGCCGTGAAGCATGCCCGGCAGACGGCGGTGGTCCTGGCGTTCGAGGCGGGATGGAAGGGTATGCCGCTGCCGGAAGGCCGCCTGATCCTCTGGATCGACTGCTACCAGGCGCCGCACAAGAAGCTTCCGGACGACGACAACATGGTAGGCCGCTGCAAGGCATATCGGGACGGGATCGCGCAGCTGCTGGGTATCGACGACGGACGGTTCACCACCCGCCCGCGCGTGCACGATGAGCGTCGCCCGGGTGGTCAAGTCGTGATCCGCATCACAGGCGAGCAGCAGGAACATAACAAGGGGAGCCGACATGGGTAACGTTCGTGAGCTGATGGCCCGCCTGGGCCCGAGCACCGTCAAGTTCGACACCGGCCGCGGCGGGACGCCCGACCTCACCAATCAGGACATCGCGGCGGCGTTGGGGATGGTGCCGTCCGGGCTAGGCCGGGAGCTACTGGAGGCGTGCTGGTGGCCGGACGGTGCCGCGCTGCGCCGGCACAAGCTGCGGGATGCGGTGATTGCCCTGGTCACCCCAGAGCTGCGCCGGCAGCAGCGTCGGTTGGCTGACGCGCGCACGGAGCTCGGCCTGGCCGAGGTTTGCATGGGCTGGGCAGGCGCGGTAACGGCCGAGCAGCGGGCCGAGCGCGACCGCGCCACCCATCGGCTGGGCCAGGTCAAGGCGCAGTGTTGGCCGATCAGCACCCTGGAATCGTTGCCGAGCCTGGCTGGCGCGGTGATCAACGAGATTGCGACCAGGCCGCATTGCCATGGATGCGAGGGGCGCGGCGAGACGATGGCCGGAGACCTTCGAGCGATTTGCAAGGTTTGCAGCGGGTCAGGCCTGGTCGCGGTGAGCGATCGCCGGCGAGCTGCCGCCATTGGTCGCGACGAGTCCACCTATCGGGCTAAATGGCGCGGGGTGTACGAGTGGCTTCTTCAGCAGATGGTCGAGTCCGAGCAGGAGGCGTGCTGGGCGCTTTCCAATGCCTTGAGTAGGGCTGCCTGATCGCGCGCGCGGTAGACTCGTGGAAAGCGGGCCGACTTGGCCCGCTATTCACGGAGGAAGTATGAAGTTCACTGACGAACAGCGCCTGATTGTGATGATGCTGGCGGACGTCCAGAAGGAGCTGAAGATAAACAGGGAGTTTGATCCGGATTTCATCGGCAAGGCGGCTGCTTGGAAGCATGAGTTCGCTATTGGCTGGAAATACGGTTCCGTTTTCGCCCCCGAGGAGACCCCGGAAGACTTCCGATTCGTAGTTGATGTGCTCGACATGTTTGACTTCCTGGAGCGGGCTAATCAGAGGCTCCAGCCGAGCGAGCGCGCCGACCTTGATGCGCAGGTAGGTTATGCCACCAGGGAGCGCTGGTTCGAGGGGTTTGATGGAAACAACGAACCCGAGCTCCGGTCCTACGTTTCGGTGGCAATTGACGATCTGGGCATGTTCAGTCACCTCAAGCGGACGCCGCATGACGATTACAACTCTCACTCCCAGCGAGAAGACCGCTATCGGGCAATGCTCGATGTGTTCTTGAAGATTCGCCCTGAACTTGGCGACCGGGATCTGACCGTCGATGACCTCGCGTCAATCCTGAGGGCTCGATAGTGCGGGAGTGACGCTCCCGCACTTTTGGGGGTAGATTCACTACCATCGCGCACGCCCCAGCCCCGGCCTTCCAGCCGGGGTTCTTCTTTGTCCGCCTCCCAGTCCGGATCAACCCTTGCGCCCAGCCGGCAGCGGGGCGGGCACCCAACCGAGATGACCATGGCAAGAATCACCCCCCAACAAGCTGGCGGCGTGAACGTCGTGGCGTTTCTGGACATGCTGGCCTGGGCCGAAGGGACCGACAACGGCAAGCAGCCAACCAAGGACAACGGCTATGACGTGATCGTGGGAGGCAATCTGTTCATTGGCTACTCCGACCACCCGCGTGAGCTCGTGCCGCTGTCCAAGCTCGGCATTAAGTCGACTGCGGCTGGCCGCTACCAAGTGCTGTCGCGCTACTACGACGCCTACCGTCGCCTTCTCGGGCTGAAGGACTTCTCGCCCCTCAGCCAGGACCTGATCGCCATTCAGCAGATCAGGGAGAGGCGTGCGCTTGAGCTGATTAAGGCTGGCCACGTGGTCAAGGCGATAAGCTTCGTTCGCAACATCTGGGCGAGCCTGCCTGGCGCCGGCTATGGGCAGCACGAGCGGAAGCTGGATGACTTGCTGGAGGCCTACCGCAAGGCCGGTGGCGTGGTCGTGTCATGACCGAGGAAACCGTCCCGTGGTGGATGGCCGGCGGTGTCGCCGCGTTCTGGGTGGCACGGGAAACCTGGGGGGCGCTGCTGTCCCGCCGCAAGGAGCGAACCGAGACGGACGCCAACGTCGACCTGCTGAACGGGTTGGTGCAGCGGGTGAAGTCGCTGGAGGAATCCCAAGCCGCGACCACGTTGCAGTTGGCTGAAGAAATCAAGTTGCGCATGACTGCGCAGGAGGAAGCCCACCGACTGAGACTGCGGGTGATGTCGTTGGAGTCGGCCATGCGCCAGGTTGGCGCGGTGATCCCGCCGGAGATGCTGTGATGATCCGTCTTTACGCTTTGCTCGCGGCCGCGGCATTGGCCTTGTCCTTCTGGGCGGGTTGGTCGTGGCGCGGTGATCGCGCCGAGGGCGCCCAAGCCCAGCAGCTGGCGAGCGTCAGTGTCGCCCAGGCAGACCAAGTCAACGAGACCCGCGCCACTGAACACCACCAGGCCGACACTATGGCCGCCATTGGAGCGAAGCATGAAGACGACCGCGCTGCGGCCCCGGCCGTCGCTGATGCTGTTGTTGCTGACCTCCGCTCTGGTGCTCTCCGCCTGCGCCACGACCTCGCCGCGTGCCACACCGACCTCCTGTCCCAGACCGCAGCCGGCGCCCTCGAACGTGATGCGGCAACCGAGCGCCGAGAAGAGTTTGCGAGCCGAGTTGTTCGAATCGGCCGCGACGCCGACGACCAGCTCCGCGCCTGCCAAGCCGTCATCGCCGCAGACCGCAATCAATGACTGAGCCTATTTGCGAGCGACTGGTGGCAGCCGTAGAGGCTCAGCAGGCAACTATCGTGGAACAGGGACGGCAGATCACCCGGCAGGCAGAGCAGATCGGGTTGCTAGTTCAATCGGTAGCGATGCTGCTAGGTGAAGAGCTCGGCACTCCTGTTTCGGATGATGAAGAGCCCAAGCGCCTGGACATGGACGGGAACCCGTACTGATGCCGGCGCGGGCGCCGAAGCACCGGCCCCATAGTGGCCAGGTAAGGCAGCATGCCCCTCCTGCGCGAGATCGGCAGGCCGAGCGTGCTCTGGCGACCAATTCGACCTACTGGCTGCGGCTTCGCGCCCATGTGTTGAACCAGTCCCCGCTCTGTGTTGCCTGCCTCGCTGAAGGCAGGACCCGAGCGGCAAGCCACGTCGATCATATCGACGCCGATACCAGCAACAACGACCTGGCGAATCTGCAGGGCCTCTGCAGGCCCTGCCACAGCGCGAAGACGGCGCGAGAGGATGGCGGCTTCGGGAACCGGCGCGCACGCACACGGAATCGGACCTCCGGTGGGACAAAGGGGGAGGGGTGGGTCGAAAGTTGAACCCGTCCCGCTTCCGATACGTGCGCCCCCCTGCTTATTTGCGCCGTCAGTTGAGAAAAACCGTTTTTCCGCATCGGGCTATCCCGCCCCTGGAATGATCATGGCGAACCCTCGCAAACCGACATCGCTGAAGGTGGTGGCCGGAACGGATCGCCTTGACCGGAACCCCCCACCGGCGACTGAGCTGCCGCTGGTTCCCGATGTGCCGTTGGCGCCGGACTGGCTGCCGAATGCGCACGCGATCAAAGAATGGGACCGGCTGGCCCCGATTCTGCACGCCAACAAGTTGCTGACCGAGGCCGGACTGTCTGCCTTGGGCCAGTTGTGCGCTCTGCATGGGAAGACCGTGCAGCTCTACGCAGCCGGGGAAGCCCCGGTGGCGTCGATGGTAGCGCAGCTGCGCGGCCTGATGAATGACTTTGGGCTGACGCCCGTCGCGCAGGGGAAGGTCCGGCCGGCCGGCGACGTGGAGAAGTCGGGCAACGCATTCGCCAACAACGGGGCGAAGCGGAAGACCGGTGCGTGACTACGTCGGGATCGCTGTTGCTTACGCCGAAGAGGCGGTAGCCGACAAGAAGGGCAAGAAGTTTGGGAAATGGATCCGGCTTGCCAGCAAGAGGTTTCTGGCTGACCTGAAGCGCGCCAAGCGCAAGCGGCCGCCATTTGTTTTCGACGAATGGCATGCCTGCGATCCGTGCGACTTCATCGAGAAGCTGCCTCACGTCGAGGGCAAGTGGGCGCGGCCAGAGATCGAGCTGCATCGTTCGCATATCTTCTTCGTCGTGCAGCTGTTTGGGTTCCGCAACCTGGACGGCAGCCGGCGCTTCACCTCTGCGCTGTTCGCAGTGGCCCGGAAGAACGCAAAGTCCACGCTGGCAGCGGCGATCTTGCTGTACTGCCAGTGCTGCGAAGAGGAAGAGGGCGCCCAGATAATTTCGGCGGCCACCACCGGTAGCCAGGCGCGGATCATTTTCAATGTCGCCAAGCGGATGGCGGAGAAGACCCCGGACCTGAAAGAAGCCTTCGGCTTGGAGTGCTGGGCCAACGCGATTAGCCGAGTAGAGACCGGAGCGACGTTCAAACCGATCAACGCGAAGGCCAGCACGCAGGATGGCCTGAACCCGTCGCACGTCGGGCTGGACGAGATCCACGCCCACAAGACGGCGGACTTGCTCAACGTGCTGACGTCCGCTGCGGGCGCACGTAGTAACCCGTTGTGGCTGTATACGACCACTGAGGGATACACCAACGCAGGGCCTTGGGGCGAGCTGCGGCAGTTCGCCAAGCAGGTGCTGCAGGGAATCCTCGGCGACTCGGCCGACCACTTCTTGGTCGTGTTCTACGCGGTGGACGACGACGACGACGAGTTCGATGAAGCAGCGTGGCCTAAGGCCAACCCGCTGATGGACGCGAACCCACATCTGCTGAAGGCGATCCGGAAGGAGGCGGTCGAGGCACGCCAGATGCCTTCAAAGCTGGCCGAGTTCAAGATCAAGCGCCTCAACCGGCCAGCCTCGTCGGCCACCGGCTGGATCGACCTGGCGAAGTGGCAACGGTGTGGTGGCAACGTCGATCTCGACTGGCTGGCCGGCCACCCGTGCTGGGGCGCGCTCGATTTGGCCAGCACGCTCGACCTCACGTCGTGGCGCCTCGTGTGGAAGGTAGGTGGCGTCTACTACACCTGGGGCCGGCGCTTCGTCCCTTCGGAGGCGGTGAGGGCGCGCACAGAGCGCGGCGTAGTGCCTTACGCCGGCTGGGTAGCTGCGGGCTTGATCGAGGTGACCGAGGGAGAGGTCACCGACTACGCGGTGGTGGAGAGCCGTATCAGAGAGGACATCGCCAGGTTCAACCCTCTGGCGGTGGGCTATGACCGTTGGAACGCCCAGGAGATCAGTCAGCGGTTGCTGGCGGACGGCCACCCGCTGATCGAATTCAACCAGACCACGAAGAATTACCACCCGGCGATGCAGGAGCTGGAGCGGGCGTACATCAGCAAGAACATTCAACACGGAAACGACCCGGTGCTGAACTGGTGCGCCTCCAACCTCATCGCGGTGAAGGACGGGAATCTGAACATGAAGCCGGACAAGAAGCGCTCGCCTGACAAGATCGACGACATGGCGACGCTGCTGATGGCCGTCGGCCTGTCGGTCACCCCCGAAGAGACCGAGGGCGACCTCGGGGACTTCTTCGCCAACCCGATCGTGGTGGGCTGATGGTCCAGGAGAACAAAACTCGGGCTCCAGGCCGCATCAAGTCCTCCTTGCTGAAATGGCTCGGCGTACCGATTGGGCTCACCGATGAGGCTTTCTGGGCGGCTTGGGCTGGTGGTGGCTCTGTTGCGGGAAAGTCGGTGACGCACCGAACCGTGCTGCAGCTATCCGCTGCAATGGCCTGCGTGCGTCTTATCTCGCAGACCGTGGCGACACTGCCGGTAGGGTTTTTCGAGCGCAAGACGGATGGGACTCGCTCGCCTGCCACCCGCCACCCGCTGTACGAGCTTCTGCACAACCAGCCCAATGCGGACATGACCGCTGTGCAGTTCTGGGAAGTCATGCTCGTCAGCCTGCTGCTGTGGGGTAACGGATATGCTGAGAAAACATACAGCGGCGGCCGCTTGGTCAGTTTGGAGTTCCTGCAGCCACAGCGTGTATCCGTCCGTCGCCTGAGCACTGGAGAGCTTGAGTACCGATACAGCGGGACTGACGGACGGCAGCGCGTGATCGAAGAGCCAAACATGTGGCATGTCCGTGGCTTCAGCGTCGACGGCACCATGGGCGTTTCGGCGATCCGGGCGGGTGCAAATGTTTTCGGTGCAGCCATGGCTGCAGACGAGGCTTCCGCCAAGGTGTTCGCAAACGGAATGAATGTGGGCGGCGTGCTGAGCACCGACCAGATCCTGACGAAGGAGAACCGGGCCACCTTCCGGACAAACATGCAGTCGGAGTTTGCAGGCGCAATGAACGCCGGAAAGACAATGCTGTTGGAAGCTGGGATGAAGTACCAGCAAGTGCCGATGAACCCTGAAGACGCTCAGCTGCTTGCGACACGCGGCTTCAACGTTGAAGAGATCTGCCGCTGGTTCGGTGTTCCTCCCTTCATGGTCGGGCACTCGGAGAAGTCGACGAGCTGGGGCACCGGTATTGAGCAGCAGATGATCGGGTTCCTGACCTTCTCGCTGGCGCCATGGCTGCGCCGCATCGAACAGTCGATCAGGAAGGATCTGTTGGCGCCTGCCGAGCGCGCGATGCACTTCGCAGAGTTTGCCGTCGAGGGACTTCTCCGGGCAGACAGCGCAGCGCGTGCCCAGTTCTATTCCACCATGGCGCAGAACGGATTCATGACTCGTAACGAGGGTCGAGCCAAGGAGAACTTGCCACCACTGGAAGGGGGCGACGTATTGACTGTGCAGTCCAACCTGGTGCCGCTGGACCAGCTTGGTGCAACGACCGGCGACCAGAAGGCGCGCGCGGCGCTTCTCTCATGGCTTCAATTCGATAGCGAAAACGGAAACTCTCAATGAACCGAAAGAACGCAACCCTGAAGATCAGGGATTTCGATCTCTCCGTGAAGGCCGTCAGCGATGACGGCCTTTTTTCTGGTTACGGTTCCGTCTTCGGCACCGTTGACTCATACCGCGAGGTGGTCGCGCCTGGGGCTTTCGCCGAAAGCCTGGCGGAGATCAAGGCGAAGGGTCGGCCCGTGCCGGTGCTGTGGCAGCACCGTAGCGGCGAACCCATTGGCGTCTACAGCTCGCTGGTCGAGGACGCTCACGGTTTGAAGGTGGAAGGTCAGCTAATCATCGACGGCGTCGCCCGCGCCAAGGAAGCGCATGCGCTGATGAAGGCCGGTGCTGTCTCTGGCCTTTCCATTGGGTACTACGTCCGTGAGGACAGCTGGGACGAGAAGGAGCGCGTGCGCACGCTCAAGAAGGTCGAGCTGGTGGAAATCAGCTTGGTCACGTTCCCGGCCAACGACGATGCGCGCGTTGATGCGATCAAGTCGAAACTCGCTCACGGTTCGCTCCCGACCCTCCCCGAATTTGAGCAGCTCCTGCGCGAGGCAGGCTTCTCGAAGAGCCAGTCTGCGGTGATCGCCAACCGTGGATTGAAGCATCTGCTGGACCGGAGTGAGTCCGGGAGCACGGCGGACGAAATCACCAGTGTGGTCAAGCAACTTGGCCGACTCACCCTCCCGACCTTTTAAAGGAATCAATATGTCCCGATACACCAACCTCGCGCACTCCATCGGCCGTGGGCTGAAGAACGCGCAGCACCTGGATGACCAGCTGGAGCTGAAAGGCCTGATCGGCCAGCTCAACGAGCGTGACAACGAGATCAAGCTGTTTGCCGAGAAGGCGAGCAATGAGATCAAGGAGCACGGCAAGATTCTGGACGACACCAAGGGTGCGCTGGAGCTGCTTTCCAAGAGCGGCCTGGAGATCAATGCTCGCCTCTTGGAAGTCGAGCAGAAGCTGGCGCGTCGCCAGGCCGCGAACGAAGCGGATGGCGCCAAGTCGATCGGCGAGCAGTTCACCGACTCCGAGGACTACACCGGCCTCGCGGCGAAGGGGCGCGGCATTGCCCGGATGAACCTGAAGGCCGTCACGTCGATCACCAGTGCCACTACCGGCACTGGCGGTGTGGGCGCAGCCATCCAGCCGACGCGACTGCCGGGCATCCTCAACGGCCCGGAGCGGCCCTTCACCGTGCGCGACCTGATCATGCCCGGCCGCACCGCCTCCAACTCGGTCGAGTTCGTCCAGGAGTCGGGCTTCCAGAACATGGCCGCTCCGGTCGCAGAGACTGTGCTGAAGCCCCAATCTGACCTGTCCTTCGAGCTGAAGCAGACGCCGGTCCGCACGCTGGCCCACTGGTTCTTGGCTTCCAAGCAGGTCCTGGCCGACGTTCCGCTCCTGCAGAGCTATATCAACGGCCGTGCGATTTACGGCCTGAAGTATGTGGAAGAGGCTCAGTTGCTGGCCGGCGACGGAACGGGGCAGAACATCCTCGGGCTGATCCCCCAGGCGACGCCGTTCAACGATTCGCTGCGGAAGGCGGGCGACACCAACATCGACACTCTGCGTCGCGCCATCCTGCAGGTGCGGGTGGCGGAGTATCGGGCGAGCGCGATCGCGCTCAATCCGGTGGACTGGGCCGACATTGAGCTGCAGAAGGACGAGCAGGGCCGCTACATTTGGGTGAACGTCGTCGAGGGGGGGCAGCCGCGGATGTGGAAGCTGCCGGTGGTGGACACCACGGCCGTGCCGGAGGGTGAGTTCCTGGTCGGCGCATTCGACATCGCCGCCCAGGTGTTCGACCGCGAGGATGCTGCGGTCGAGGTCTCGACCGAAGACAGCGACAACTTCCGCAAGAACATGGTGACGATCCGTGCGGAAGAGCGCCTGGCCTTGGCCGTGTACCGGCCGGAGTCGTTCGTTCACGGCGAGTTCGCCTCGCCGTAAGGCCCTCCCGTACGCAACGAACGCGGCGGGCGTAAGTGCCCGCCGCAGGAGATCGTCATGAACTATGTTTCGAAGAAGGGTTTCATGGACCCAGATGCACCGAAGGGCTACCAGAAGCGCGGCCTGCCATGGTCGGGCGGGGAGCGCCGGGCGAAGGACCTGCTGTTGCTTGGCCTGATCGCAGAAGATGTGGGTGGTCAGAAGTTGGCCCCGGCTCATCAGAACAAGATGGCCCCCGAACCCAGCAACAAGGTGGACAACGCCGCAGATCCAGGGGGCGCTGTCAGTCCTCCTGCCCTGCCGCTGGGGCCTGCGGTGGATGCTGGTGAAGGTGCCGCGACCGCAGATGAAGCTTCTGCTCGGGTCGCGGCAGCGGGTGCAGCCTTCGTCGACCGGAACGCAGCCGATGTTCTGGAAGCCCTTGGGGACTTCCGCGATGCCGCCGTTCTGGAGACTGCGCTCGCTGCGGAGCAGGCGAAGGGCGACAAGTCCCGGAAAACTGTGCTGGAGGCGTTGGCCGCAGCCCTGGCGCCACCGCAGGCCTGACCATGTTGCTTGACCTCGCGGACGCAAAACGACATCTGGTCGTGATCCACGACCAGGACGATGAGCTGATCAGCGGCTATGTCGCCGCAGCCCACGACTACATCGAGCAGTACATCGGACGTTCCGTGCCGTGGACCGACGGCGGCGATCCTCCGTCGGTGGTTCCCGTCCCCGAGTCCATCAGACAGGCGGCTCGCCTGCTCGTTGGCGACAGCTACGCGGTTCGGGAAGGATCTGTGACCGGCACCATCGCTGAGAATCCAGCTGTGCGGAGGCTGCTCGGCCCTTACCGCGTGAACTGGGGGGCATGATGGCCGGACGAGGTAAGTACCGCCACCGACTGACACTGCAGGAGTACTCGGTCGTTCGAGACCCGCTGGGCGGTGACCAGCGGGAATGGCGGGATTGGCAGAAGGACGTACCCGCCGAGGTGGTGCCACTGTCTGGCAGGGAGTTCACCGCGGCGAATGCTGACCATGGCGAGGTCACGGCACGGATCGAGATCCCTTACCTCCCTGGCGTCGCGAATACTATGCGGGTGCTGTTCGACGGAGAGGTGTACGCGGTTCGTGCCGTGCTTCCTGATCCTACCGCGCGGCGGCACATCACCTTGATGGTCGATGCGGGCCGCAGTGATGGCTGAGCATCTGCAGATACACGGGCTTGAGGGTTTGGTTGAGTCGCTGAGAGCCCTTCCGAAAGAGCTGCAGGGTAAGGCGATGCAGGCCGGTATGAGGAAGGGCGGGAACATCATTCGCGACGAGGCGCGGCGAAGGGTGCGCCGCGGAACCGGATTTCTCGCGGAGCAGATCGTCGTCCGCCGTGCGAACGCCAAGAATCGACAGAAGGCAGGGGTAGGTGCCGGCGAGTACTACACAGTCGGCGTGCGCACGGGCAAGAAGGCGAAGTACGCCAACACGACGCGGAATCGCCGCAAGGGCAGGGCAGGCAAACTGTACGAGCAGAGCGGTTGGGCCTACTACTGGCGGTTCCTCGAATTCGGTACGAAGAAGATGGCGGCCCGTCCGTTCCTGACCCCCGCGGCTGAGGCCCGAGGCCCGCAGGCAGCTCAAGCCATCGTCGACCAGACGAGTGCGGCGATCGACAAACTGATGAAGGCGAGGGGCTGGAAATGATGGTTCCGGTGATTCAGTCAATCCTGCAGGACAGCAGCGCTGTCCGCGATCAGCTGGGGGATCCTATCCGTGTATGGCCGAAGGCGGCACCGGATGGGGCCGCGCTGCCATACGCGACGTGGGATGTGGTGGGCGGTGCACCGGTCGCTCAGTTGTCTGAGGCTCCGCCGGCCGATGGTTGGCGGGTCCGGCTGACGGTGTGGGGCAAGAACGCTACCCAGGCCAATGCCGCGGCGGTGGCCATCCGTGACGAGGTAGAGCGCCGGGGCAGCATTGAGTCCCACAACCCGAGCCCCGATGACGAAGACACCGGCGCCTTCGGGATTTCCTTCGACGTGCGGCTGATGGCCATCCGCTAGCCGCCGTCCACCGAAACCATTCCGCCGGCGCAAGCCGGTTTTTTTGTGCCCGGCAATCGGGCTTCATCCAAGAGGAAAACCGCAATGGGCAAGGTGCTCAAGTCCAAACATACTCAGCTCTTCATCGCCATCGCCGCGGCCGAGGTCATCAAGGTGACCCGCGTACGCTCCGTTGGTTTTCCCGACGGCCAGGCGTCGGAGATCGACGTCTCCGACTTTGATGACGACTGGGACCAGTTCGTTGCGGGCCGCAAGGCGACCGGCAGCACCACCATCGAGGTGATCTACGATTCGGAAGATGCCGAGGCCCTGGAGCGACTGCATGAAACCGGCGAGGTGGTCAACTTCCTGGTCACGGCACCGGCATCCGAAACGGCCGGCGTCGCCAAGCCTGTGGCTGTGGGTGGCGTGATTACGCCTCCGGCCACCGTGCTGTGCAAGCAGTTCAATGGCTTTGTGCAGAACTTCGCCGTCCAGGTCGCCGACAACGACGTGTGGAAGGCAACCCTGACCATTCGCGGCTCCGGCGCGGTCACCACTCACCGCCCGGCGCCCTGATCAGCGCAACGGCGCAATTCCGGCCCGCTTCGGCGGGCCCTCTCTTTGGCAGGGCGCGCGGATTCTCCGTGTGTTAGCCGTGCGCGGCCCGCGCGCCCTGCCGCCACTTTAGGAAACGGCCAATGAGCAAGACCATCGAAACCCCAGCCACCGATCCAGGCACGACCCAAACCGTGCTGCAGTCTTTCCACAACTTGGGCATGTTCGCCCCGAAGGATGTGCAGCCCGACACCATCGAGCTCCCCGACGGAAGCAAGGCCCAGTTTTACGTTCGCGCGCTGTCGGACACCGAGTTCCGCTCGCTGTGGACCAGCCAGGACCGCGCCAAACTGATCGCGGCGACGATCTGCGACGAGGACGGCAAGGCCGTGATGTCGGTAAAGCAGGCGGGCGAGCTGAAGCCGAAGGTAGCGCTGAGCCTGCAGGCGATCGCGCTGAAGCATGCAGGCTTCGGTAGCGATGGCGAAGCTGAACAGGAAGAAGCGGGAAACGACTAAGGCAGCGGGGCGAGGACTGGTTCTGGCACGTCCTCGCCGGACATCTGCACCGGACGGTGGCAGAACTGCGCGCGAGCATGTCACGACGGGAGTTCCTGCGTTGGTGGGAGTTTCACAAGCGAAACCCGATCGACCCCGTGAGCCAGCACCAAAAGCCGGCGGCGTTCATCGCGTACATCACCGCTGCGCACAGCCACGGTGGCACCAAGCGCGGCATGCAGCACTTCCTCGATTCCCTGGTGCCACGGTCAGACGACGACGAGGCGCAGGATTGGTTCGATTCACTGTGAGGTTCCATGGCCGATACCTTCGGGCGCTTCGCAGCGCTCCCCATTGGGCCCCTACTGGCTGCCCGTGATGGCGGCTTGACGTTAACGACCACCGGAGCAGCCAACCTCGACCGAATGGCGCGCTCGGATATTTCTCTGGCCGATGGGACGGCAGGCGTCGAGTTCGCCGTGTGGGGTGACGACGACATGGCGGCCGTCATTGGTCTGGCCATGGCTGCGGCGCCCCTGACGACATACCCCGGCGCCAACGGAGGCAGCGTGGGCTGGGAACTTGCCACCGGCCGAGTGCTCCAGAACGGCGGCGCGGTGGCGACAGGTCTGCCTGTGGTCAATCAGGGCGACATTGCGGGTCTGCTGATCCAGTTCGGCACGCCGAGCCGGCTGCGGCTGTTTCTCAACGGAAGCCAAGTGCACCAGCGCGACATCGCGCTGACTGGGCCGCTGCACTTCGCCGCAGCTCTGGCAGCATCGAAGGCTGGTGGTTCATGCCTGGCAGTGAATGCAGGGCAGTGGGTGGCGCGCAGCCCGGC